TGCTGTTTTGTAGTCTACGAGTGCTTTACAGAAGTCTGCATTGTTGATGTAATGCTTCTTTGGTTTTGGTGTTGGTATGGTATTTAAATCGTTCATAATAATGTTTACCTTAAAAATTGCTTGACATTTGCTTGCCAAAGGCGCACACTCCGATATGTACCCTCTGCATGTTTATATTAATGTATTAGTTCTGATATATCAGGTCCTACCGATTCAAGCATCATTAACATTTCTTCTCTAGAGAGAGATTTTTCTTCTTCGTCAGAAGAAGATGTGTTGAATTGAAGGACCTGTTTCATAGTGCTAACAGCGTTTTCATAATACTCAGAGAAGTCAGAAGTTGGTTCGAGCATGGTTACGATTTCACTTTCAGTGATAAATGCCTCATTGTGACGAATCAATGGAACGGGTAACCAATGGTCCATCATAATGATGTGTTTACCGTTTCTGTTGTCCGTTTTAGTAATAACCACCATGGGTTCTCTAACAATAAAATTCAATTTATCAACTTGTTCAATATAAGAGATGATATCTTCACCCGTTTTAAGACGTATTAGTTTTACTGCTTCCATTTTTTAATCCTATCTTATAGAGTTTATAGGTGAACTTTTCTTCATTATATATCTTTGTTCTTTCCACGAAATGTTTCAACGTGAAATTCATATGATTTTTATATCTCAAATCATCTGCTATGTCGTAAAGAACCGCTTCAGTTTTGTTATCACCCAATCGTAACCCTCGTCCAATAGATTGAAGATTACGAACTCTTGATTTTGACGGAGATGCGAATATAACATTATGGAGATTCCTAATATTAATTCCAGTACTAAAAGTGCCATAACTAGCCACAATAATAGCATCATTTTCGTTCTCAGTTATCCGTCTAACTTCTTCTCTAGTTTCTGTATCTGTTTTACCATATACAAAAAAGACTTTTCTTTCTCCAATATTTTTAGTATTAGATATCATATCATACAGAATTTTGCCATGTTTGTCAACATATTGATATAATATAAGAGTGTTTCCAGTCAAAGATACCGAAAGATTTTTGATGAATTTATTTCTATTATCATTCAGAATCAGGTACTCCATTTCTTCTTGATATGTTTTACCTTTCATCAACTGACAAATTTCATCGTCATGTTTTAATACCAAACATTTGATTTTAAAATCAGCAATCTGTTTATTGTCCATTAACTCTTTGGTCGTTGTGACCTTTTCAGTAATACCAAAAAGACCTTCGAGTACCAGCTTATGTGTTTTAGTTCCATCAAGTGTACCAGTAAGACCAATTCTGTATTTTGAATTGATGCAACTAGACATAATTGTCACAAGAGATTGTGCTTTAAACAAGTGTGCTTCGTCACCCATTATAAAATCAAACTGTTCAAAGTATTCTTTTGGTTGTGTATACAGAGACTGCCACGTTGAGATAGTCAATGGAAGTGTTGTGTTCTTATCTTTACCTTGATAGATTCTATGTACATTGGCAGAAACATCCCATCCGTTTGCGGTTGAATAGTCTGCAAAATCGGAATATAATTGTTCAACAAGAGATGTGGTCGGAACAATAATGAGTCCTTTTTCACACTTGTATTCCAATAACTGCCTGATAATTAGATAAATGATTAGTGATTTACCAGATGATGTTGGTGACAACAACAATGCACGTTTATTACGCATTGCATGTATATAAGCAGTCTTTTGGTAATCTCTTACACCAATGTCTTCACCTCTTGACTGTAGATTAAGTTCTGTGATAAACTTATCTGCATGGTAAACTGGATAATCTTCTGTTAAATCGGGACGTGGATCACCATACTCTAGGGAGTATTCTCTTTCCCTACAGAAGTTTTCTATGTAAGGTAGAAGTCCGTGATACAGTTCAAAAGTTCTGAGATCAAAAAGTCTAATCTTTCCATCCCAGATTTTGTTTCTAAATGCTGGTGTGAATTGGTGTCCTGGTACAAAGAATGTAAAGTACTCTGATAACTCTTGTGCAACACCACGTTCACATTTTACTTTGACGTATGCTTCGTTTCGTTTTGATACTATTAGTTTAGTTTCCACCGATAAATCTTTCCCACGCAATATAATCTTTCAATTGGAAAGTTCTGCTTTTCAGTTCTTGTAAAATAGATTCACAAACAGCGATTGCTTCATCGTGATACATTTTCTTTTCTAATAGCCGAACTAATTCAGCATCAGATTCAATATATCTTTCGATACCCTGTTTTGTTTTTACATTTAAAAGAAAAGGTTCCCAACCATATTCTTCTAGTTCTTCTTGGGATAAAGAACCATTATAATATTCTTCTTTGATTTTACGCATACGAGCATAGTCGAAATTGACACGCTTCATAGCAAGGCGATGATTAACAAGAATTTTTAAATACTTGTTGTGTAATGTGGGTATCTTTAATAGTTCTTTACCTGGTTCTGTAGAATCAATAACAGAATCGGTGTCCCACGCTTTTAATATTTCTTCAAGTTTACTCATAATAACTCCATTATAAAACTACATTATATCACAGTTCTTCAATTTCGAACAGGTCATAACGGAAAGATGCCGTTGCGGAGATATGTTCTTCTGCTGATAATGTGGTATCAAATTCTAAATCGGATAATGAAATTGGAAATAAATTTAGCATTTTTATTCTCAATTTTGGATTGTTTTGATTTGACATTATAGTAAGTACTGCTTGTTTCTTACTTTCTTTTCTTTTTGTATATGTCGTTTCGACAGAAGAAAGGTCTTTCATCCATTTATATAGTGTCGTCCATGCCGTGAGATTTTCATTCACCAAGAAGGTAATATCAAATGTGCTGTATGATATTTTTGTTCCCGAATGAAATACATCAAGATTGGGTGTTTCTTGCAAAGCCTGTCCCAAAGATACACCTGGAATATTGGCTTTCTGGCAAAAGTAAACCATGTCTGGAACTTCTGGAAAGGTCAGCACATACTTTGTGGGTTGTAAAAAATTGGTATTTTCTGGTTTCATATTCGTCTCCTACTTACTATTTAGGAATAAAAAAAGAGGAGCATTTCTGCTCCTCTTTTAAAGTACCACTCTTAACGGTGGTTTCTTTACTCGATATTACATCAAGTTAGCAACACGGAAAATACGATAGTATGTGTTGCGCTTAGAGTACAACTGACCTAGATCAGCATTAGAACCGCCAGCAAATGGGTTTGCAACCATGCCGTAACGTGTCTTGAAGCCAATCTTTGGTTGGAATGTAAACTGGTCAACTGCACGAACCATTTGCAATGGAACGTATGGGCAGTAGAACAAACCAGCATCATAAGGTGAAGAACCTTTGTAGCCGATTGTTACCAACTCTTGGTTAGATGTGTAACCACCGAAGTATGGGTCGATATAGACCTTGATACGACCGTGCAACAAACCAGCGAATGTGTTACCAGTGTCATCAACTTGCAAGTCAGCAGACAATGCAGGAGTGTACTGTAGAACACCAGCCATAGCCATAGCGGAAGCAACGTCAGATGATACGATCATCACGTTACCTTTACCTCTACGAGTTTCTTTGGCAATAACGTTAGCGTCACGCTCAACTTGGAAGATCAAGCCTTTGAAACGCTCAACAGACCAACGACCGTTAGAGTCAGTGTCCAAGTCGAATGTACCAGCAGTTGTTGTACCATACTGAGCACCGTTCTTAGCAACAGCGTAGATTGTACGGATAACTTCACGGTTGATTTCAGCAAGAATCTCTGTAGACAGAATGTTAGACAATTCTGTTTCAGCATCAAGACCGTGGATTGCTTTCAAGTCTTGTGCAAGTTCTAGAGAGTATTCAGCTTTCAACGCACGGCTTTGAGCAGTAACAGTAACCTTCTCGATAGAGAAAGCCATTTGACCGAAAGCTGTGTTACCACCATCAGAACCTAAGTATTCAGCAGTAGCCGTTGGCATGCCGATACCAGTTGTGAATGTGTTAGCTGTTGTGAAGCCATTGCCAACTGGGTTAGTCAATGTGTCACCAGTAGTGTTGTTAGCGAAACCGAAACGGTTTGTGTCAGAACCAATACCAGCGAACTTAGTGTTAGCTTCGTTGTAGAATGCTTCTTGACCAGCGGCTGTATTGTCTTGACCATACTTGGCACGCATTGCGAAGATCAAGCCTGTTGGGCCTGTCATTGGCTGAACGCCAGCAACGTCATAAGCGATCAAGTTTGGCAATGCACGGCGAACCAATGAGATCAAGATTGGGTCAAAGTTTTGAACGCCAGAGCCAGTAGCCATAGATGGGCCGCCAGCAGTAGCTTCGTTCAACATGCCCATTTGAGCACGGTCAGACGCCATAGCTTGTGATTGGTTTTCAAGGACCATGGCTGTAACAGCCTTCTTGTATGGATCCTTAATAGCTTCTAATTCTGGGTGCTCCAGAACTGGTTGCCATTTTTGTTTTAGTTCTTCAGATAAAAACATTTAATAACTCCTTGATTTAAATTTAAATGTGGTATATTTATTTTGCCACAGATTTTGAGATTGAATTAACAGCGGCATTAATTAGAGGATCGCCGGAAACTTGTTTCGCTGGCTTATCTTCTGGAACTTCAACGCCTTCTTCTAGAACAGATTTTTCGGCAGCCTTAACATTAGAAGGAGTATATGCCTCTTTCAATGTGTTAAGTTTGTCTGCGAATTCTTCCTCGGAAGTGAACTCAACACTCTCTGCGAGTGATTTAAGTTTTTCTACCTGAGTCTGTGTTAAGCCTTCACATACTGTTTGCAAGGCTTGGATTCTCTTGTGTTCATTGATTTCTTTTTTGAATTCAATAGAACGAGAAATTTCTTCGTTCAATTTGGCTTCTAGTTCTTCAACTTTGTCGGCCATTTCTTGAACAACATCCACTTTTTCTTCTGGAATGTCGATATAGTGTTCTGCGAATAGATTCTTCAAACCACCAATGAAGTCTTCTACGATTTCAGCACGTAGACCAGACTCGATAGCGAGTTCGTTTTCTTTCATCCATTCTTCTACCATGTAGTTTAGGTATTCGTCAATCTTAGTTGCGAAGTCTTCTTTAAGTTCTTCAACAGCAACTTCAAATTGTTCGTGTAGTTGTGCTTCTACTTCTTCTGCAATTTCTTCTACACGGGACATAACTGCCGCTTCGAAAATTGTAGTAGCTTTAGAAACGAATTCTTCTGAAAGGTCTTGACCTTGAAGCAATGCATCGATGTCTTCTTTTAGGTCTTTCTTAGCCATCATTTTCTTCATCATGGCTTTATCTTTCTTTTCGTCTTCGTGTTCTTCTTTGTCTTCGGCTTCAGCAACGACTTCACCGTCTAATTCTTCATCTTCGTTCTTTTGACCGTAAGATTGGAATGTAGCACCCTTGTTCTTTTCCATTTTCTGAGTGCCTGGTTTGCCCTCTGGTGCTTCAACTGAACCTTGTTCAGCAGGACCTGACAACTTCTTAGCTGGCTCAGCACCAACTGGTGGTGTAGCGCCTGGTGGTGTAGCTGTAGCAACACCTTTAGTAGCATCTGGACCTGCGTCAGTTGTCTTAGTAACTTGAGTACCAATTTCACCAACGTCTTTTTGACCTGCAACTACGGATGTAGGCAGTTTAGAAGGACCGTCTGTACGCTTAGACATAGCACCGGAAACACTCTTGTTCAAAATGTCAGCGGCAGCTTCCGATAAATTAAATTTCTTAACCATTTAAAACTCTCCTTGGTTTTTTGTATGTGGATATTTATAATATTACAATTTTTTAAGAAAGGATTCGAAAATTTGCAAACTTACTTGTTCAATATCTTTACGTGAAGCCTTACGAACTTGTTGTATTGCTTCTTCAAGATGAACTTCTGTCCACTTACCATCTACTAACATCCATTCTTTGCCTTCCATAATTCCCTGTACAAAAGCACCAGGTGCAGAAGGATCGGCCACAATATCTGCCGCTGTGGCTAGATAGAAATCGG